CTAAGGTCTTTGAATGCAGGATGCCAACTGGCATAGCTGTCACAGCCTGTGCTTACAAGCGGCAGCTCGTTGTAAGATTTGTACAGCTGAACATTTTTTGCAACTGCATCTGCTTCTGTACTCAGTTCACCTCGCGGCATACCAAAGCCTTGGCAGGTAAAGTTGCATCCATATGTACGTAAGAAAACAGAAGGAACGCCCATATAGCGTCCTTCACCTTGGATTGAATAGAAAAGTTCAGATACTTTAATTTTAGACATCTTGATCTCCAAAGTATTTTTCTAATACTTCAAGTTTGTCGTGATATTCGCTAATATACTCTAATTCTTTTTCTATTGCTTCCATAATATTTGTGTGCTCGGGGATAGCGATAGGATTGTTTAACATTACTTGAACATTGACAATATGTTTGGAGATGTGTGCGACCAGATGATTCCTGGTAGATTCAATTATTTGTTTTTTCATATATGGTTGACCACTGTTTTAGTTTTTCAATTTTTGCGTGTTTGGCTTTATTTAGGCCTTCGTCTGACACGACACCCTCTGATTTTAGCAGATCTACCATTGCAAGTAAATCCCCTAACTCCACTTCAAGATGTTGTGCATTGGTAAGTGGTTTGCCGGGCTTGTAATTATTTAGGCCGAACCTATGACATTTACTAATTGCTTGAATTATTTCTGCACATTCTTCAGAGGCAATGTTCATAATTTCATGAACTTTATTATCCATTCTTTGCTCTTTCTGTTAGATATTGATCATGTTGGATCCACTTGTTCTTAACAAGGAATCCCCATTCTCTTTTTTGAGGACCAGGCATGAATAGCGTCCAACACTCTACAGTCGGGTCCAACTCGATTCTATGATAACTATTAGCACTACAAATACGAAAATGACCGGGAGCTCTCCACACTGAAATCTCGCCAACCTTTTCACCTTTTGAGTTAAACTGCGGAAGCCATTCATAGTATCCGCCCTTTAGGATAAGTGTTGCATAAGGCCATGGGTGATCATGCACATCATCGGGATCTGACTTAAGGAAACGGTGAAGAAACACATTGAAGGGGAAGTGCTTTCGATCCTTAAGAAAAAGGTAGTAGCGTTCGAGATAAGGTTCATTATTAATCCTGTCCATTACAATGCGTTTACGACCCAGTCGTTCCAGCATTTTAAGAAACCATTTCATTTTTGTTCCTTCTTTTTCCTTGTTGCGGCTTTGGCCTTTACTGCGGGTTTAAGTTGGCTCAGTTCGTACGCTTCGATTGCTTCTCGAACTTCTCGCTCAAGAGCTGCATCGTCCCAAACGAGTTCAGTTCGACCGTCGGGCTGTGTAATCACTGTTAGGTGTGAACCAACGACTACTGTAGGTTCGTCTTTTGCCTTTAGCTCTGCTATTTGCTTTTTACGTGCCATTTTAATCTCCGATTTTTTCTATGTCAAATTCGCCCCAGGCCCAGCATTCTGTTTCAGTTTGGACCCATCCCTCCGATTCCCAGCCTTCGTAGCTATCTTCATCCCAAAGCTCGTCAAGACGCTCTTGTTCTTCTTCGTCCATATCTTCTGGGTAACGAACATCCCCATACCAACCGTCGTCGAGGAAATCTAACTCGCTATCATAACCGCAGTTATACATGTCTACACTATCTGGGTCATCGGAGCCGCCGGGGCAGGGCTCTCTTTCAAATTCTGGAGGATTATCATCTTCTGTAGTAACAGTCCACGTACCCCAGCGAAATCCAGATACACGGACAATGGTTTGTCCGTCTTTGGTCCAGTACTCGTGTTCTTCTACACTCTTTTTATTGCGAGTGCTTACTTTCCATTCTGCCATGTTATTTCTCCTTAACGAGGTGCAAAGTCTTGTTGAAGTTTGATATTGTCAAAGAACTCTTTCTTAGTACCTTGATCATCTTTAAAAGCGCCCTTGAGTACAGTAGTTTGTGTCAAAGAACTGTGTGCCATAATACCGCGATTCTCACAGCATCCGTGTACTGCCTGCACATAGACGCCCACATCTTTAGCACCTGTAGCTTTCATGATTTCTCTTGCGATGTCGTTGGCCAATTCTTCTTGTAAGGTACCGCGGCGAGCACACCACTGAGCAATACGAGTGTACTTGCTAAGACCAATAAGTTTTTCTGCGGCGATGATGCCAATGTAAGCGACACCACTAACGGGCTGATGATGATGACTGCACATAGAGCGCAACTCACTGCGTACCACCAACATACCTTCGTAGCGATCTTCCGAATCATTTGGAAATGCTGTTGCATCCGGCGCCGGGTCGTAGCGTCCTGACATGATTTCGTTGAAGTACATTTTTGCAAGTCTGCGGGCTGTTCCATGGCTGTTGGGATCTGTTTCGCGATCAATGAGTAAACGGTCAAGCACTAATTCAAATGCTTCTGTTGCTTCGTCAATGAGTTTGTGTTTGATTTCTTCAGTGACATATTCCGAGATATTGTCACCTGCCCAGAATCGTTTATTGTCCGCTTTCATCTTATCGCGGATTGATTGGGCCAAATATTTTTCTGTCATTATTTTCATTCTCCGATGTTGAGGCAGTGGATTGCCATATGTAATTGTAGCTTTATTTAGGCGAGGATGTCAACCTCAGCATGGTATTTTTCTTTGCTGCCATTTCTAAAATATTCAAAGTAACAGATTTTTCTTTGGAAAAATTTATCATTGCGGCAACATCTTTAGGAAAGCACATACCTCCAAATCCAAAACTTCCATCAGGTCCCGGAACTCGTGTATGACTTGCGCCTATTCTTTCATCTATGTCAATCAGCGATCGCATCTTGCGCCAGTCGTAGCCGCAAGATTGTGCCAGCTGATACATTTCATTCATGAATACAACTTTGGTAGCCAAATAGGTGTTGATAATGTATTTGGTTAGAGCAGCTTCGCCAATAGAACAAAAGGCAACATTTTTAAGTTGACGCTGTCCTATTTGAAGGATACGCTGTGCTTCTCTTTGATAGGCAACAATACTGCCTCCGACAATTGCATCTGTTTCGCCGATATATTCCGACACAGCATTGGCCGCAGTTAGAAATTCAGGAACATGCACGAGATTAGGAAAGTCTTTCTGCAACCGTTCGTACTCAGTGGGAATGGCAGTGACTTTAGAAATGATTACATTATTGTAATTGATGGCTTTGAGATTGTTGAGTACGCCTTCTAAGATAGAAGTGTCGCATCTGCCATCGGGACCCATGGGACTGGGAACACAAATGAATACAGCTTCTGCGTCTGTTAGATCATTATATGTTCCTGCCGCACCTTTTCTTGGATCGCTATCGATCAGTACCTTCTCGGACATGCCAAAGTCGTATGCTTCTCGAATAGCGTTTCCTACAAAACCTAAACCGATGATTCCTATTTTGATATTATCAAGCATTTAAATTGTCAAGTAAATTCCCTGCACTAAAGAAATGCTCAGTTAATGCTGTTGTCTGTTTCTTTAGTTGGGGTAAGAATTTATCATAGTTCTCCATGTACTGGATAATTTTATGACAAACTTCTTGCCTGTGTGCTTGATATCTGTCAAAGTTTTCAGTCCACACACTTGGATACTTAAATGTATCAAAGTACATTTCACTATAGCTAAGACGATCCGGCACCATAGGAATCGCATCCACAATCGCGCCTTCATAACAAGAAATACCAAGCGTTTCTTGTAAGTTGGCACTAAACACAAGTTTAGCCTCGCCTAACAAATTATGATATTCATTCTTTGTTAGCTGTTGATCCTGACACACAACAAATTCATATTGTGGTAGATGTTGTTTTAGATCTCGAAAGATTTCAACTTGCTTCTCGGGTGCGATGCGATGTGGAAACAAAATTAGATCACGCTTGGGCATATTTTTATATGCAGTCAGCGTATTATCCATATACTCCATGGGCCAGCCAGTGCGTACAATCTTTTCTTCTTGACTGTATCTGTGATCAGTTGTTGTTTTATCTAAACCCAGTAAGTTTAAACCAAACAATTCAATGTGAAAGTCTGTGGCAAAGTAGTTATGATCAATAGCGTGGAAGAAGCTTTTCTCGGCGTGTCTTACCCATTTAGCATCTCCAATGAGTCGACCTAAAAAGTCTTGAGGGTCATATGATCCAGCATGCCATAATGCGTGAATCTTAACAGGAATGCCAAGAAGCTCGCTCATGTATTTTAAGTTTATGATACCAGGATGCCAAGCATCAGTAAACAAGAAATGATCCCCAGGCTTAACTGATCCGGATGTAAAAAGCCTGCCCATTTGCTCAACCTGGGAAGCCTTGTAAATATTAGTTCCGCCAAAGTTGAGAAAAGCGCCCGGGGTAGTTGCCGCAGGAATATTAGTAGGTCCTGCAATAATGTGTACATTGTGTCCTGCCTTTCGTAAGAGAGCAGGTACATGGGTCTTCCATTGACCCGTGTACCTTGTTTCTACGCTTTCCAGGTCGACCAGAAAGACGCCCGCCATATTAATACCTTGGGTTTTTTCCCTTGTATGGGCGGCGAACACCATCCCATGCAGGGCGAGCAAACTGCTTGTATTCTGGAGACTTATACAAGTCTGCAGGATTGAAAGGAAGAAGATTGAAACGGCAGTAATCATGCCACTTCTCAAGATCGTCGAAAATCTTTTCGACTTCTGGCTTCATGTAAAGGGTTTTTTGAATGTAATTGGGCTGTGCCATTTTGTAATACCTAATTAAAGGGTTGAAGGAAATTTAATGAAGCAGCCATTCTCGCCGTCTTCACTTACATCGATCCAAATCTCGCGACCTGGATATCTTGCCGAAATGGTAGCGTGAAGATCACGACTAATCATCTCGCAGGATTTATGGTTGAGTTCGAGTGTGCCATCATTGTAGCACTTTTCGAGCCAACGCTTAAACTGAATAAACTCAATATCACGATCATCGTGAAATACTTGAATGTAGACTTTAAAATGGAAAATGTGACGGTGCGGAGTACCAAGGAAGCTAACGTCATATTCGTCACCAGTTTTAAGTTTAGGATCTGTTGCGGCTGCTGGGTACATATGAATGCCTTCTTTGCGAAAGGTAACCCAGATCATATTAAGTTCGTTATTCATTTTGCAATCTCATCTTCTTTGTACTGATCCCAGTCAGTAAATTTGTTACTGTCCAATAAGTCGTGAAGTTTATGTGTCCAAACACCGGCATTAGTTGCTTCAAAGTCCTTATCATCAATCTTTAGTGTAGCATTATAATTGAACTGTGTCAAGTAGGGCAGCTTCACAGAAATCATCGAAATAAACTTTCTATATTCATTTAGACCTGTTTCCAAAATATCTTCTGCATATTTTGAATCAAAGTCCAGTGTACACCAAAAGTCTTGTTTAAGCAGAGAAATGATCATCATTTCCCATTGTTTTAGCTCGTCAACACTTTTTGGTTTGAAACTTTGATTAGCTCCAAAATAGACATGCTTAACTTTTTCTTGTTTAGCCAGTACAAGGACTTCTGCTGGATTTTGAACACCTGTTACAAACAGTGTGTTCATTCCGTAGGCAGCAGTATGCTCAATTTCTTTTCCAGTGAAGAATACAACATCTTCACTGGTACCTGTAGCGTAATCACGATTCATCGACAATACCTTCTTCTAAAGCACGAAGTTCGTCATCATCTGGGTTTTCCAAATCAACTTCTTCAGCTTTAGTTACTTGTTCAATTTCAAATAAGCTATTGAATTTGTTTTGAGCAGGACCACCTTGTAGTCGAGCACCTTCGAGACTCTTCAAGAATGGCATTGCCTGTTCAATCATTTCAAATGCTTCTGTTTTGGTCTTTGTATTGAATAAATCTTCTACAAAGTTGTTAAAGTATAACACATTTCTTGGAACCCAGTCACTGTGTTCGTCGCTCATATCGCCCGATTTAGCTTTTCTCCAGTGCTTCCAATTGATCTTACCTTTGGTCTTGGCAATTTCAATGTCCATCAACTGTTGCGCTCTTTGAACAGCAACAATATGACAATAGACATTATGGCCCATCATTAGAGCATAGCTGAAACTGTCCCAAGATGTTTTGCCTTCTTTGCCAATCTTGTTCAACATGCCGGGAGCATAGTGACAGATATCGCCCATTGTCAGCCTGCGGCCGAGTTCACTTTCGAATGGGAATGGGATGTCGGACTTTGCAAGTGCTTTGTTATCTGGTGCTTTGTCCATAATAACACTCCACCGCTTGGGCGAGTGTTGTGCGTTTGTGTAGACAAGTCCGTGTGCTGTTGCGATGAATGGCGAGGCGCAGTCAAAAGATATGGTAATTTCTTCATTGATGTGTTTCCGAATTTGTCTTTGAATTAAGGTTAAGTAACAACTCCAATCTAACTGAGCAGTGCCCAGGAAGTGGATCCAATTTTTGCCTTTCAGCAAACCGTCTTCACGAAGCGTGATCAAACGCTTCAATGTAATATCCATTTTACACATGTTGGCGCCACCAAAGGCCCAACCTTCTGCTTCCTTGCCGGCATACTTGCCTTTAGGATCGCTAAATTCTTTTACACCGTCATACCACTTTTCGGCAGTATCCCAATCGCTGCCTTGTAGAACATTCAGCCATTTGGTATGGCCCAACCGATTCTTTAGGAAGTAGTCATTGTTAAACTTGGTCTTGTCCAGACAGTCGTCGAATGTCTTTAGTCCTGTCTTGGGACTGTGAATGTGATCACAAGCCCAGGTTGGCACATCAAGCATCATGGACCAGTCGGCGGTCATTTCCAACCACTCGAGAATCTTTTGACGAGTCTTGTTTGCTTCAGCGCCTTCAAAGTTGAGCCAATCAAACTTAAGAACACCTTTACCAATCTGGTATCCACCGGAGTCTCCGAGGATCATTGTGTTGCTTCGATCTCTCTGCTGGATCATACTTTCTTGTTCAAGGCTTTTCTGTAGATCTAACTGTGCGTGACCGGCGGAGTATAGCGCATACTTGTAGGTAAAATAGCCTTCTTCGGGATTAAGAAAGTTCATACCTTCGATGCCGCGATCAAAGCCTGCAGGAATACGATCCTTAGGTACGAATTCACCTAATCGCTGTTTAGCGACATAGGTGCTATAGAAAGAGCTGATCGCTGGCAAATAGACAGCGTAGTCTTTCTGTAATGGTGTTAGGTTAACTTGTTGTTTGCTCATCTTTGCTCAATATTATAGTTGCTTTTAGTTGTTCAGCGGCTCGCTTCATATTCTCATATGCTGCCTTGATAGCAGGATGTTGTTCGGACAGTCTTTCAAGTTCTGCTTCTTCTGCCATTTTACTCATTGCCCAAGCAATAGCAGCATTAGCAGAACCTGACAAATCAATATTAACGGCAGGCATGGACAATGTCAACCACATGTTTCCATCGTAGACTTCAAAGTTGTTGTTATGATATCGAACCATACCAACCATTGACTGGTTGCTGTAATTACTGATATAAGGACCGGAGTGATTTCCGTTCGTTACAACAACATGATTACCGCCGTTAATACCTGTTATCATGCTTGTGCTGGAATAATGTACTTGTAGGTTGCCAAACCGCTGTCTAAAGTGATCTGCATAGCACCTTCATTTGAGAAGCTGACAGTTGCGTTATTGGCATCAGCAATCTTAAGGATAGCAAGAACACTGGCAACAGGCCAAGTCCATGCTTTATTTAGGTTGCCAGTAACACCAGTAGCAAAAATAAATTCGCCACCGTGTGTAGATTGATCACCAAAAACAAACTTTAAGTTACCTCCGTCTGTTTTAGCTAAGAAAGTTGTGTGCTCATTGTTAGCACCCGCTTGGAAGTTAAAACGCTGAACGGCTTGAACAGTTGGATTAATCTCAACATCCCATTTAACGCCGCGGAACTTAACGGTCTTGAGTTTTTCGTTGATGATCTCAGTATTCATGAAACGGTAATCGTTCTTGAAGTCGCCTGTCTTGTTTTCAAAGTGAAGACCAGTTGGAATAGTTTCACCATTGCGGTCTGCCTTAGTAACTTCAATCTTGGCATCTTCTCTGTACTCTGGGCAGTCAAGCAGATACTTGAGCTTGTTCATTTGTGGCATACCAAATACACCGAGCATGTCGGCATAGGGATTAGCAGTCTCTCCGTACATGATAACACTGCGGTCATCTGCCATAGAGTCGATGGCGGTCTTTTTATCGTCGCCAGTAATTTTCACAATATTTAGGAAACCAAGGTTATGTGTGTGACCTACGATGTCTTGAAGAATATCTTTCATGTTTAAATCCTTTGTATAAGTTTATTTAGAAAATAGGCAGAAGTCAATAAAATTTTATTCAAAACTGAACAAACTGCCGAAGGTATTGTTTTGTGTTGTGCTTTCTAAGTCCCATTCCAACACGCCGATTAGGTTATCAAGTTTATTGTTGATAATAGTAGCTTCCATTTCTCCGTGATCAAATGGTAGCTCTTGGAACCACTTGGGTAAACGGAGTTCGTCAACTGGATAAGCTACTGAAGTATAACCTAATGGATTATCTTTAAGTTTACACACAATAACCTTCATACCGTCAACAATCTGCATAGAATACTTGTCACTGTTCATCCTGCGGAGCGTATTCCAATTAATACTTGCTCTAACATGACCAGGCATGTTAGCCTTGCCAGCTTTCTTCTCTTTTGCTTCGTACTCTGTAATATTGTTGGCTCGTTTGGGCGAACCTTTTTCCCAACCTGGTCGGGCTTTAAATTCTGTTCTGAACTCACTGATTCTCTCCAATATTTCTTGTTCCTCGGCACCGTTAAGTACCTTTGTTAGAATTTCCTCCAAGAACTTCTGCATGAATTCTGGAGTATCCGACCGCTTGAGATCCAATCCCATAGCCTTGATCTTGCCCGGCTTTCCATCAACATCATAACGCTTGCTGTCTTTATCGTAATAGAGCACAGCATAACGCTTCTTGGTAATGAACAGGCCTTTGATGGCAACAATTTCACGACCTGCTTTGATAACTTCTCCTCTGCTGATTGGGCAGTGGAAATCGTCAAGCATGAACTGTGGGAATGTTGCGTTGACATCTTCGCCAATTTGATCGTAGAGGTTAACAACAGTGTCCTTGTCCCAAGGAATCTGCTTCTTGTTGATTTCATTTTTCAGTGTGGTATAGGCACTAAAGTAAACAGAGTCAGTATCACCGTAGATAACACTCTTACCAATGTAGTTGTATTCTCCAGTAATTACTTCATTTACTTTTGCGGCCATATGACGGGCAATCCGTCTACCTGTAAGAGTTGTGGATTGTCCAATACGATTATCAAAGAACCTACAACCAGCGTTAAGAATAGCGCCATATAAGCTGTTGAGGTTAATTTTCTTAACCAACTGGCGCTTATCCCAGTATTCTTCAGCCACATCATCATTTATGTCCTTAGCTTCTTTTAGTTTCTTCTGCATATCCTTGCGTTCAGCATACCAACGCTTGAGCAAGCCGGGGATAATACCTTCCTTCTCATAGGTAAAGATAGTTCCGTTAGCTGAAATCATCCAAGGCTGATTGCTTTCAAAGATCAGTTCATAGATTTGAGCACCACTTAAGATATCAGTCCTGCCATCTTCCCAGTCAATAGTAATGTCATTGGCCTTGTCTTTAGACATGACCATTTCATATTCATTTGATCCAAACTTACCTTCCCAGCTGGCTGCAAAGCTATTGCCCTTGGCCATCTTGCCAGTGATTTCATTCTTGGTATATTCTTGACGCAGTTGACCGATAATTGTTTCCGGACCCATGTTTAGAGCACGAATCGCGGAAGGATACAGACTGTTAATGTCCATTGAACCAATCCAATCATGCAATCCTTTTTTAGGATATGCAACATATGCACCTGCGGCCTGTGTTTCTAAATCGTCATCACGCTTGGGACGACTTGGAACAATCATTCCTCGACTGTGAGCTTCGTTGATGATAGCCTGCTCAGTCACAGCTACAGCACCCATAGTGGTCTGTAGCAGAACTGTGTTTTCGTGTGCAATGCTGTTGGCAAGGTCAATGAACTTCAGTTTCTTGTCAAGTTTGTCCAACAGCGCACAGTCTTGCCTGTTATATTCAATGAACTTTTTAAAGTCATTGTTGTAAAGTGCATCAAGTGTGCCTTCGTAGACAGTCTTAGTCTCGCCTACTTCCATTTCTCCGATCGCATCCAGTCGATAGGTGTGGCGTTCTTCGTATGTGTATTTGCGGTACAGCTCGAGACTGTCCAAATGAACACGACCAATAAGGTCATAGGTAACAGCTTGTTTCCCATATTTTTCGTACTCTCGTTTCTTAGGAAATTGATCCCACAAGCAGAGTCTGCGAGTATCTTCTTTGCTTAGGACTTTGATAATTCTATTAACAGTGTAAGGCATATCAAAGCCTTCGCTGTTCCAGCCACTTAGAACATCTGCATCTTGAATAAGTGTTAGAAATGTATCTAACATTTCATATTCAGTTTCGAATAGAATTGTATTGGGAAAATCTTTGACCTGTTCCTTGGCCTGCTCCATAGTAAGTGTCTTTGGAGGAATAGCCAAACAGACCAATGTATCTAACCATTGTAGGTGAACAGCGATAGCAGTAATAGGCATGAACGCATCATCGGGCGAAGCGTAGCCTCTTTCTGGATCGAAGTCCACCTCAATATCCCAGAACGCTACATTGAGCTTAGGTGCGTCCTTGCCCAAGTAATTTTCTTCTAAACAACGGAACACAGGATTGATATCGTTTTCAAACAATCTCTTGCCACTGTGAATACGCTGTTCTTTTTGAAACTCTTTGTAGCTTTTAGATGTAACTTTGGTCAATGGATCGCCGTAGATTGAGCGATACTTGCCTTTTGGGTCGGGGTAGTAAAACAGATATTTTGCAGGGTAGTCCTGATAGGTCCTGCCTTTGACAGGGTCTCGCTCGACGACGCGAATGACGTCTTTGTCGCGATCCCAGATAGAATCGACATAACTCATTTATTCTCCTATGTGATTTAAGGCTCACAAATACCAGTAGTGATCACTTGTGGCTGATCAAACCTTATACTTAATTAATTAGCATTCTCGCCAGGCCAACGGTATCGATAGTGGTCAACAGAATATAGTTAGCCAACATACCAAAAGATTTCCGAGTCCAAGCAGCCCAAGCGTACATAGCACAGCCAGTAATCCAAATGGGATAGAGAGTAAGTAGCGGTGGAGTCGGGACTGTGACCGCCATAGTAATACTGCAACCAATACTAATAGCCCAAGCAATAAGCTCAATAATAAAGCGAACTGGGTGAGACTTAAAGTCATCTCGTATCCAATTAAATGTTGGCTGTAAGTAATCTAATATCATTAGTCTTCACGGCGGTGCGAATGACCGGAAATATCAACAATAGTTTCGAGGTCGTCGAATTCACGGAACACTTGATCCCATTGATCTTTCATCGAAATCTTAATTGCCTTTTTAATAACGCTGGGTTTAACTTCCAGTTCTTCAGCTACAGCTTTGATTGTTTCATTTAGACCGTCTGTAAGATCTTGAATCTCTTGCATAACAGTCATGCCTTCTGCAACAATCTGTTTGATCTTTGCCTGTTCAGGGGCGCCAAAAACTTTACTCATAGTAATCTCCTTGATTAATAATTATATATGCAGAGATGGCAAAGGTCAAATTATTTAATGCCAATTTTCATAAATCGTTGATACTGTGTTTCTGGATCTTCTAAAGATACTTCATCCAGCATCAACGTGTCTGAAAGGAAGAATTCTTGATCTAATTCTTCTATGGTATTGTAAGAGTCATTGGCATTATTGCGACTCTGAAGTGCAACTAACGTTCCTTTTGGTAACCGATCAAACCAATCTGTACCTTCTATGTCGTTAATAGATGTATTGATAACTAAACTGTCTTTGTCCAATTGTTTATAATTTAAACTGTTAACATCTTTCTGCATACTTTGGACGTTAATGCCTGAACCGGTTAAAAGTTTATGTGAAACTTTAATATGATTAGAGTCTGTGTCTACATTAATAATTTTTTCAAATTTTATCCCGCAGCGATCTAAAACCAGTGCCATAGTTCCATACCAAGAACCTAACACATATATAGTTGAAAACTTTTTCTTACCTAATTTTTTTAAACTATTGCAGAGCCAGACTTTACTTTTTATTAGGTCTGGAGTCATACTTCCTTTGAGCGTAGGAGGACTGATCTCATTAAATCTCATTTTTTCTTAGCCTTCGCCCTGCCTGCTTTCATGTTAGCTAACCAATGCGCTAACTGTCCTTTACGTCCGCCCTGTTTGGCAGTCTTACGTAGACTACTTACTGATGCTTTAGTATTGATACCGTGCCGCTTGCTGTCACCTTTGTCTTGCGGATTGCGACCATCGGCAAAGTTTTCTTCTACATCTTTATTTTTAATAGTTTTACCTTGAACAGCAGTAGTTTTATTAGGTTCGTCGGCAAGTCCTACTTTTGCGTTTGGCATAAACTTGTTTATTGATTGTAATGTAAGAGGTCCTAATATACCGTCAATATCTAAATTGGCGCCAAATTTATCATTTAACATTTTCTGTATTCGGCGGGTAGCTTCTTTTTTGTCGGCGTTCTTAGATTCTTCTAAGTTTACTGCATCACTATGAAATAATTCAGGATTTGCTTTATTAAAGTTTCGCATTACGACACCGGCTAATTCGTGTGCTTGATTTTCTTCAGGACTGCCTGTAGCACCAGCTCCGGGTCTTAGGCCAGTTTCTTCGTTTTGCTTATAATGCACCATTTCGTGTGCAAGTGTTCTTAGGATATCAAGAGGATGGCGGTCTTCGATGGCAATATTGATTTCTTTAGTTTCGCTGTTAAAACTTCCAAAACTTGGTTGATCATCAACACTGCCTAAATGTAAGTGTAGTTTAATCTTCGGCACTGAGGTCAATTTGAGTTCTTTGACTGCAAATGGAAGAAATGCCCGAAAGATTCCCATCAAGTCGGGCTTATTATTTTTACTTTCTAACAGCTCTCGAATTTTCATTTACTAATCTTGCTGTCCAATGCCGACCATAGTCGAGATTCATAAGCAAGTTCTTTGGCTTTATGTTTTACATCACCTTGCTTGGCAGCTTTCTTTTTGTCTTTGTGCTGTCCTGCACCGCCCATTACAGCATTTTTGGCTACAAAGTTTCTTGGCTTTGGTGCGTCTATTCCTTTTGGTTTTGTAGTATGCTTCACAGCACGAACACCTTTTTTGTTCTCACTAATCTCTGGATCAATGCCCTGTTCTTTTTGACTCTGTAGGTAATCCCATACTCCTACTAACATCATTTCTGCTTTGGCAATCTTTTCTTGAGCCCACTCGGGTAAGTTATCTTTTTCGTCAATGGTGTCTAATAGACCTTTAACTGCTCGAAGTGCTGTTAATAGGTTGCTTTCAGCCATGCCTGCTTCGTCGTCATACTCGCCGTTAAAATTTTCATTCTTTGGCTTTTGACCTTTCTTTTTCATCGAAATAGCAATGGCAGCTTGTTGTGCTGGGCTTCCTGCTTCTTCTACGCTTTCTTTTGGCACACAGTTAGGAACTGTGCGCCCACCTTTGTTTTTAGTACCAACGGGCTTGTAGCCTTTCCAACAAGGATTATCTTTTGGGTCTCTCAATCCTTCTGCCACACCTTGAGATTTCTTTGCAGCCTGAATCTGGCGCCACAAGTTGTTCATTGGACCTTCCATGCCGCGAGCTTCTCGTTCTGCCGGTGTTAGATTTTGTTCACGATCGGCATACTGCCAATCGCTGCCGCCTAATGCCTTATAACGCTTCTGCATGGCTGCGTATTCTGCTTCAAGTTCTGGCAAACGAGCAACTAAATCTGCTAATTGTTTTTGTTGATTAGCAACACGAGTCTTTTCGTCACGTGCCTTTAAACGATTTAAGCCTTTTTCACGCTTGTTAAATGTAGCAAGATTCTTTTCACGTTCTGCAGGATCTCGAGAAAACATAGCGCCCATTTGGCTTTGTGCTTTTTGCATGGCAGCTTTTTTACGATAGTCGCCTAAACTAACTTCTTCAACGCCTTGATCTTCTTGGGTAAGTAAGTTGCCTTTTTCTCGTTTGATCATTTTGCCTGCCTTTGCAGGTGCTGTTGCAATAGAGCCTGTGCCCATACCGCCTGCGCTCACTGATTCTAAGATTTGACCTATTTTCATTTTGTTAGTTTCTTTCTATCTGGAACTGGACCGTACTTATTGACGGTATCTAATTCTTCGCTTTCCATATCGCCGTGATTTAGATCTTCGTAATTTGCTCCGGCAGCTTCGTATGCTGCTTTTAACATATCGGCTTCAACTTGAGTGTAAGGGTGTGCAGTTTTCTTTTTCCCTGCCCAACTCTTCTTATCAATATCAAGTTTGTTTTTACCGTCGCTCATAGCTGCGGCCATACCTACTCTAAAACTAACATAGCCGCTGTCTGCCTTTTCGGCATCGCTGTATCTATGGAGCCCTCGTGTAGATTTTTGCTGTCGTTTAGTCAGCTTACCGTCTTTAGCTTCGATTATGAATTCGCTTGCTCTCATAGCATTATTTACCAAATTTTTTCTCGCCTGTCATATAGGGCAGGCTGAACCACAGTTGAAACCATTCGGGTGTCCCGGGCTGTATATTCTTTTCTTTCATTATGCGTACTGTTTCTGCGGCAGTATGTGTTATATTTTCCGTAGTGTTAAGACCTTTAGCTTTATATTCTACAAGTCTTGCCTGTCCGCCTAAGCCGCCTAACCCTGCAAGAGCTTTTAGTTCATGTACAGGATCGTTAGCAGGTAGAACACAATCATCATCTTGGCTATTATGTGCATTGTAGTTTTCGCTGGTAATCTTATACTGCTTCATTGTTTACCTTCGAACAGTTTTAGTACAGCTTTGGCCATTTCAATTTCCCAAGCTTCGCCAATTGGAACGCACTTGTCTTTGCCGTTCTTAGTACCTGCGTACTTATAGCCCTTCCAGCAGGCTTTACCGTCGGCACCTTTTTTCTTGTCAGTTTCGCCTACTAACTTGTGTGTAGGTTGTTCCTTAGGTGCTGTGCCTTTTAATTGTCCAGCGGCTCCTAATTTGTTTTTGTCGCTGCCAGTGAATGCACTTGTTGGCAACATAGCTTCATTCTTCTTGGCAATGTTTCTACTCTTTAGTTGTTCTTCGCGCTCTTGATCACGCTTGGCACGATGCTGCATAACCTTAGGAGGATTCTCAAGACTCTTGGC